GTACATCAGAGTGTATAACTAAAGTATTAAATAAATATTAAGGGGAATAGTAATGGCAACATTAACTTCTATTATTGAGAAAGCTAAAGAGTTGGGTGAGGTAACTAAAGTAGCGTATGACGCTATTGTAGAGGTAGAAGATAAATCTTCACAGTATGAGGGGGAAGCTAAGACAGCTTATGTATGTGCTGTAGTAGCTGATGAGGTAGGTGAGGAGATTGACACTGTATCAGTTGAACTTACTGAATTCATTAATGAGGTGGTCGAGTTCTTGAATGATTATAGCTGGGCATCTAAAGTAGTTGCTGTACTAGCCACCATCCTACACACCTTGCAATATGTCCCTAGTATCTTTGGTTGGGCGTCAAGTGTTATCGCTAGAGGTGCTGAATTGTACTTCGAGATTAAGACTGGACTTGATTTAGATAAAGGTACAGGAGAGGTTAAGTAATATGTCATATAATGAGGGGATGTATGGTAAACTTAGGGAGTTTGGTTATACAGGCTCTCTAGATGATATGTTACCTGAGTGGCTAAAGGATGAGGGGTCTGATAACTCCCTCTTCCAAATGAATGACTTATGGTATTCAATGCTTCAAAGTAAGGGTTATAAGGGAAGTTTTAACGATATGCTATATCAGTTCAATATTGATATGGGATATGAGGGACTTGGAGGTGGGATCTTAAGTGGGTATTGGGAAAGTAGTTACTATGTGCTAGATGGCATAGATGACTACTTATCAATACCACAGATAGATATAGCACTAGATGAGGATTTTGAAATTAGGATGGTAATAAGACCCACCACTGAAACTAACGCGTACTTATTAGCTTCTTCTGACTCAACTAGTTCAAGGTTATTTTACTCAATAGCCCAAAATAAGGTAGAGTTCAGTGTTTCAGGCGAGGCTATCACATTTAGTAATATATACCCAAAGACAGGGACTATTAGTATAATTTCATTTAAACGTATTGGTACAACTTGGGTATTGAATGTTAATGGGGAAACTTTTGAGGTAATTAAAGCAGCAGCAGCTTTTAACTTTAACTCATTTGGACAGTTGTGGGGCTACCCAACAACTGTTAATACATTTGAAGGTGAGTACTATTCAATAGAAGTGTGGACTGGTGGGGATAGTAAGGCAGGGACATTGGTAAGAAAGTATCAACCATTCTATAGGACTGATAACTATGTAATTGATAGTGTAAATGGTCAGGATGGGACTTACATCACAACATAAAATAAGGGGCCGTGATTGGCCCCTTTTTCGTATCTATATATATATTAGTGATGTACTCGACGTTTAAACTCGTCCTTACGATCTCTAGACCAAGCACTCACACGTTTAGCATAACCAATAACTCTTGTAATTCTGTCAGGAGTTACTGAGTTACATTTAGTGCAGTAAGCTGTAGGACGTTTCTCAATATGCCCACACTTATCACAAGGTGTGTGTGGCACGTTTACAGTTAGGTAATTACACCCTGCTGTAGCGGCTACATTGATTAGCCCGACATACTTATCTTTAGGTAGAGGTGCATCAAGGTTGATGTGTAGCGCACTACCTCCATCTAAACTTTCAACCATCTCTTCGCCATGCAACATAATCTTATCAAAGATGTTGCACTCTTCATCCTCCACTAAATAGAAGTAGGAGTTATAACAATCCCTATTAACTACTAGCCCATCAGCCATATCCCACTTAGCGTTTTTAACGCCAAGGTTCTCAGCAGGAACCATCTCAGTATTAAACTTAACACCAAACTCTTTAGAGGAAAGTTTATTTACCTTACCAATGGTAGATAGTAAGTCTTTAGAGAAGTTGATATACTCTTCGTTATTTCCCACTTTGTATCCAAGGTACTCAGCAGCTTCACACAAACCATTAATACCAATAGTACAGAACTGTTTATCTATGTCAATGTAACCTAGTGTATACACAGGCAACATACCCTTATCAATATAGTCCTCTACAATGGCCCTAAAAGCCAAATGGTAGTGATGTATGCGTTGGACTAGGGTAGGTATTGCTTCATATCCAAATGTCTGTACAACCCTGTTTAGGTTGATTGTAATGACATTAATAGAGCCAGTCTTCACTCCTCCAGCCCCTAATGAGAAACTAAAGTCATTACCATCCACTTCATTACGCAGACGACAACATGATGCTAGTGAATCGGGAGTATCGCTAAGATATACAAACACACTATTACCGTTACTGAAATCTCCAGCAATATAGTCCAATGTCTGTTCATCTTTTACTTTACCTTTCTCTGTAAGTAGGGCTGCAGTAACTACAGGAAATGTGAGTTCCGCTACTTCACGTTCTCTGCCAAACCAGTCAAGGAACATACGTTGTAGTTTATCTACACCTTCCCAACAAGCCATACGATAGTTATCGAAAAGCAGATTACCCATAATAGCATTGAAGTATTCTTTATCAAACAAACTAATGTTCCAGAATACAGATTGAAACCCTCTAGCTGCTGCTGGTTGGTTAATACTATACACTACTTGTTGGAACTTCTGTTCAATGATAGGTTTAATTACTTCCTCTAACTTATCATCCTCATACCAATTATCTCCCCACTCCCTAGCTATAAAATTCTCCATGAAAGTGAGGAATTGTGTTGTTGCTACAGCTCCAGCAAATTGAGATGCAATAGCGAATACGAAGTTGACAAAGATTCCACAGAAAGATTCTAAGTTCTTAGGTGGCTTACTACTACCACCTAATCCAACCATACCATCAGTTAGTAGTGGATACATATCAACTGATACGCAATAGGGTTTAAGGCTTGTCTCATCATGCGTATAGATGATATGACTCTCCAAGTCCTTGATGTATTGTTCACCTAACTCTTCACCAAACATCTCACTAATCTTGGCTTTAATCATAGCCCGATTAACTTGGATGTTAATATCCTTATTAAGCTCAGCTTCCATAGTTGCAATATTCTTACAGTTGACATTAGCGTTAGAGTCTAACTTAGACCCTGAGGCAGCATTGTCAGCTTCGATGTATTGGTGTATGAAATCTAGTTTCATCTTGATTTCACTATTACTCAGTTTCAGCATTCTTATTCCTTTTAATTCTATTCACTTCTCTACGACGTAATCTTTTAGTTTGACTCTTACGTTTACGTTTATTCACAAGTGCCCTATTGTACTCAATCTCTTCACGGTTAAATTTACTTTCGTAAGACATTACTCTTCTACTCCATAATGAATGCCATCATTACCATTCTGACTGATTATATCTATTCTTGATTCATCAGGCCAGATGTTATCAACTTCAACACTATCTAAAACTTCAGCGCCATCCCACAGCCTGAAGTTTCCATTCTCATCTCTTGTTGTCATCCTCTCACCAATAAACTCCCTGTTAGTCATTGGATTAACCCATCTATATTTAACTAGATACTTACAATCCATACTTAACTCAACGTGTTGGCGCAAAAATATGTCTGTCTTTACAGAAGTCAATAGCATCTTTAATATTAATAATGCCTTTCCATTTGTCATAACCAACATCTACTGTACGACCTAATCCTTGGTATAGTCCATGTGTATGCCCATGTAACATAATAGACCCACGTTCAGCTTGGTTGTGACATACCATAGGAAAGTGTGACATACATACTTTATGCCCATCAACATATGTTTCTAAGTAGTCTGTGATTTGTGTAATACAAAACTTACCTCTGACAAATTGCGTTCTTAAAGTTTTGTCATGGTTGCCAAGGATAAATACTTTATTTCCATTCAACCTTTTCATCACTTCAGATGTTTCCTCATAACCTTTAAATGAGAAATCACCAAGATGAAAGATTGTATCATTATTCTTAACCTTCCTATTCCATTCTGAAATTAGTAGTTCAGTCATAGACTCTACTGAATCAAACGGCCTATTTGCAAACCTAATTACATTTCTATGGAAGAAGTGTAAGTCACTGGTAATCCAAACATCCTCTTTAGATGTATCAATCTTTCTGTAACGCATAACTTTCCTTAAGTGTGTCTAGTGAAATAAACTCAGGGTCATAGCATCCATCTTTAACATTATGTTTAATTACAATACCACGCCAATGGTTATTAGCTTGTGGGCCTTTGTAGTCCTCATAGTGTTCATAGCAACTACCTACTACAAGACCCATCCTCTGCGTACCATCAGGTCTTGGCAAGTTAGCCCAGTCACAGCCTTGCACATGTCCCATAGTAAAGCTGGTGCCAATATTTTTAAGTTTAGTAACTGCTGTACCACCGTATGGCCTACCGCTATTAGGTTGATAAAAATAATGTGCATATGTAATTCCATCAATTGTTTTAGGCTCTAGGAATGGGACTACCTCCCATCCAAACTTCTCTAAGTGTTTAAACTCTTCATCAAATACCCCCTCTAAATTAGGATGAGCGTCTACATGGCGCTTCAACCTATTCTCATGGTTACCTAGGAGAAACACCATCTTAGGTAGGTATTGAGCTTTCTTGTTACGCCTTTGTTTAAGATTATATTGTAGAAGTGGGTAGGTCATAATACGCATAGCTGTATTACCAATGTTAAGGTCTACAAGTAATCGCCTACCTTCACACTTACGTCCTACATCATATGATGATAGTGATGGAAGGTCAAAGAAGTCCCCTAACATTACAATAACATCAGGCTTCTCATCAATAATCTTCTTACCAATACATAATAGGTAATCTGGATTATCTCCAGCTCTTACTTGCGTATCTGGAATAATAAAATGTTTAGACATAAGCTTCTCTGCTAACCTCTCTTTTGACTGACTCAATACCTTTAGCTTTGATATACTGTAGCATAACAGATATTTTCAATTTATCTTTATCAGTAAGTAAGTTTAAATACCTACTAACATGAGCTTTACCTAAATCATCATTGATATTTCCTAATGTTACACATCTATTAAACACCTTTAATGTGTCTTGTTTGACATCATCGAATAGGCTGTAACCTTTATACTGTTTACTCATCGTCTTCATTACCCCTATTCTTAGCTATTTCTCTTTCTTCCGCTGATTTAATATCGTGACAACCTTTACATAATACTTGCAAGTTATCAATCTCACAGAACATTCTATTGATAACACTATCCCATGTAGTGAATCCAAGTGCTGGATCTACTACTGGATCAATGTGGTCTACGAACTTATTCTTAACCCTCTTTCCATTAAGTAGGATGGTAACTGGGTGTTCTTCTCCACAAGACGCACACTTAAAGAATCCTCTTCTTGTGGAAGCGTCTTTAGCGCATTTTTGTATTGGCCCCCATCTAATAGTTCCCCTACGCAATAGTTGCTTAATAAAGGACTTGTACTTAGCTTCTGTCCAAGCCCCTCCACATCTAACCTTAGGCCCACTAGGGCGTCCTCTCGTCATACATTACATACCTTATAGGTTCATCCAAACAGTCTAACGATTGTATCATCCACAATAAGTCAGCTTGCTCTTTAAAATAATCTCTCCAATCTTCTCCTACACGTTCTTCATATAAAGTAGTTACAGCATTAAACATTTCCTCTTCTGTTTCTAGTTCATTCAAAACTTTAAATGCTAGCGCAGGGCCACCTTTTGGTAGTCCGGGAATATTATCTACTGTATCCCCTACAATCATTTGGTAGTAGAAGAATTTCAAACCTCCACCAATACACTTATTACTACACTTCTCTAAGAATCCTACCTCAGTTATGTGTCTGGGGCCGAATTGAGGTTGCTTGCCACAAGGCCATGAATAGTGCATTCCTTGCGTTATTCTTAAATCCTTATCTCGGCTACATATTACTGTAGTAAGTGGCTCAGATTGCCTCTGGTGAACGCTAAGAAGGTCGTCTGCTTCAAGCCCCGATGCAACATGGCAGTCATAGTGTTGGAGCAGGTATGCTGTAATGTTTTTATAGTGAAAAGGTTTGGCGCTCTTCCTCGTTCCTTTATACTTCTTCGTGGTAGCAACGCGTTCCCTAAAATTGGGTAGATATTCTCCATACTTTCCCTTTCTGTTTAGTATTTTATGTGTGTCTTTACAGCAAGTAATAAAGATGATACTGGGCTTAGTAGCCCAGCAAGCATCCTCAATCTCAGCAATACGTCTTTCCAATACTTCTATAACGAAGTCAAAGTCTCGTATTACATTGTTACCTTCTTCATCTTTATACTCACCACTAAAACCTACTTCATATCTTAATACATCGCCATCAATCAGACATTGCATTGAAGTGTTTATCCTTCAGTTCTTGTTGCTCTTCTTCACTTAGTGGTGTCAGACTATCCCCTCTAGCGTAGGTGTAGTTTGTGTATACAGTTTCATCATCAACACTACATACAATAAGCATTTTACGGAATAGGTATCCATCATTACCATCTTCTGGTAGGAATGAAGTACCTACAACATATACAATACTACCTTTAGGAATGCCAGCACTTTCAAGTGATTTACTATTTACTTTACAGAAATTATCAACATCAATTACCATGGAGCATCTTCCCCTTTATCTTCATCATCATTAGGTTGTGCAGGCTTACCTTCAAGAGCTGCCTGAAGTTTACTTCCCTCAAAGTTAAGGTTAGATTTAATCTTAGTTTGTAGCCACTCAGGTAAACTTCCAAACACTTCCATATCTGGACTGTCTAGTACGAATACTTTAGGTGGATTGATAAGCGCTGGTGCGTTCTTCTTATCACGTTCACGCATTGTACTTACACCAGAGATGTTGTTGAAGATCTTACCTTCATTCTTACCTTTACCAATATTCTGTACAATAGTTACCATACATGGCTCTTCAACAATTTGTGTGAAGTCCCCGTCATACTTAACCTCTGGGTCAATAGCTTTATAGCGTTTAGTAGATTTAGCTAGGTCAGCTTCCAAACTATGTAATACCATAGTTTCAGAAATCCAACGTGGCTTATCTTCAACCTCATTACCTTCCTCATCCTTACAGAACTCGTCCAGTAATTCATATGACAACATGAATTCATGTGCAGGAGGTTTAGGATTACCTTGGAATGGTTGTTGTTCTTGTACACCCAAATCAATTACCTGCACTACACGGGCTGGATAACTACCAGCTTCAATAGGTTCTTGTTGTGGGCCTTTAGCTTGTGATTGTACTTTCTTAGCGTTAAGTGACATATTATTTGCCTTCCTTATTTTCAATAGTTTGAATTGCTTTGTTCAGTGCTTCGATATTATCTACACATTCTTTCTTACTAAGGTTCAATTTACCAATTATCTTGTCAATATAGTCGGCAGCTTGCTCTTGGAATTTAACAAGGTTTTTAAGTTTATCAATAAACTTACTGTTAAGTTTTTCAATTTTCTTTTCATGTGCTACGTACAGTTTAGTATATTTATTTGTCATTAGTGAATCTCCGCATAATTATTACCAAATTGAATATCAATATCCAACTCTCTATTTAGTTTCAACAGTTCATTAGTAGCGTCTATAGCTTTCCTAAAGAACTTAATACATTTATCTCTAAGCTCTACACGAACAAGTGCTATAACCTCATCGTGCATTTGACCAATGATAGGTGGCCCTCCATCTTTAAGTTTAGCTACCCAAGTATCAAAGCAATATACTCCAGTGCCTTGGTTAAGCGTTGAGAAAATATCTTTCTCATGTCTTAGTGAGTACCACAACTTACTTAGTGGATTGTAAAGCCATTTAATACCAAGGCAAGTTTTAGTTACCTGAGCATTAGCAATAGCCTTAACAGACCAATTACGTTTCCAATACGCCTCTACAAGTCTGTTACCTTCATCTACAGATACTCCTGCACTTCTAGCTACAGTAGGGCCACCAGCCCCATACACACAAGCGTAGTTAACTTGTTTGAATGTATGCCTAAGAGTCTTAACTATAGCGTATTGTTTTGAGTGTTTAAACTCTACATCACCTTCCCTATACCTGATACCATCATCTATAGATACTGCTCCTGCGAACACAGCTAAGTTTATGTGAGGGTCGAAGTTATCTTCCATCATCTCCTTAACATAGTAAGGGTCATATGGGAACATATAATGTTGCTTAGTTCTGTCTTCCAAAGATGACATATCACTTCCACATAACTCATAACCTTCTGGTGCTGTTAAACATCCTCGTATAAGTTCACCATAAGGTTTATCTACACCGGGTAGGTTAACAATCTCAGTATGTTTGAATCGTAATGTGTTAGTGAATCCTTGCACTCTAGCTCTGATATACCCATTATCATCTACATTTTTTAAGAACCCTTTCAGTATAGTGATTCTGTGGTTTACAATGGATAGTCCATCTAGTGCTTGTAATGCAGGTACATTAGCAGCCAATTTCTTAATACTTTTACATACACCATCCTCATCTTTTGAATTTATCTGTGGTATCTTCCTTACTTCATTAGTCTCTTTATTACGCTTGAAGTCGAATGTTTCAGGTTCCCAACCTAACAAGTACAGCCAGTCTTTAAGTTGCTTACTACTTCCCGGATTAGGTTCAGTTACGCTAGCTACAACCGATATTGGTAATGAATGATTTTCTGGTAGGTTGTGCTCTCTAAGTAAGTCGAACCACTTCTCTCCAGCTTTAGTCAGTCCACTACCGCTCTTTAGGTACATCTTAGTAGGTTTAAACACATCCTTACACTTAACCACACTAGGCATACTACCTTTAAGCTCATTGTACCTTTCTTCTGCTACAACCTCTAACTCTTTAAGTGCATTGCTGGCCTTCTCTACATCTAACTTCCAACCATACTCCTCTTGGTCTCTAGCACAACGCATCTTAAACATTAGGTAGCGTACACACCTTTCTACTTCTGCATCACTTCCATACAACTTCCTAAGTTTCTTTAGTTGGTCTTTCCATAATCTTGAGTTAATCCTAACATCTTCCGAACATCTGTTACAATATTCTTCTAGCGTCTGATTTTCCCAATCATCAATCTTAGGTTTAGGTACACCATAATCTTCACCATAAGACTCAAGTCCATGTATTAGCCTGTTAGGTTCTATGTACCAAGATATTGCCAATGTATCAATTAAGAAGGCATCTATCTTAATATCTAACAACCTTTCCAATTGTACAATATCCCATCGTATGATGTTATGGCCTACCAAAACTTTAGCGTTCTGTAGAAAATCTCTCATCTTCTGGTATTTAGTAATGCCTTCAGTGTTATTTATATCCTTAATTGGGTTGTTATTAAAGAACAGGCAATGAAACTTAGTTGGGAATAGTGAGTCTCCCTCACAATCAAATACAACTGCCTCATCAAAATTAATCATAACTTGTCAATAAAGTCCTTCTTGAACCTGTATATAGCCATACTAATAGATTTAGGCTTCATATCAAGTACATTGCCTATCTCTTGTGGTGTATGACCTCTTATAAACTTCATATAGAGAATGTCTTTTGTCGGTTGTCTGAAAGTTTTTATTTTCTCAACAATTACTTTCAGTTTTTCATCATTAAAGAATTCCTCCTCAAGCTCTACAGTTTCTATAGAGTCTTCATTATCTTCAATAGGTTCATAGAAGAACTTATCCTTCTTGATTTGCTTTACGCACCTATTGATAATTGAATTAAGCCAAGCACCAAACTCACTGCCATCACGATTGAATGAGTCTATATACTTCAAAGCCCTTGTGAAAGCCTCCTGAATACAATCCTCAGCGTTTTCGTAGCTACCTGCACGTCTAGCCCACTTAATGCATAAAGGCTTGTAATTCTCTTTATAGAAGCTCTCAAGTAGTGCTTTACTCATACCCCTCCTTAATCTAATTCAGTAGAGATGTATTTTCATCCCAGTTAAGTTTGATACTTCCACATTCACCATATTCCCTATCGGCAAGAATAACTAATTCCCTCTTATTACGCTCAAACTTAGGTAGTTCAGGGTCTTTATTACCTTGGATAGCCATAGCGTAATGACATGACCTAGCCATAGCACTACTACCAGCAAAGAAATCAGTAGTGACTTTACCTCCTCTATCAAATGGTGTAAGCTCTTTAGGCGGCTTATTCAAATGGCAGAATAGGAATATCACAATGTCTAAGTCTTTTGCTATAATAGCAGCTTCTTGTGACATTTTCTGTAAGAATGTATTAGATTCACTTAACCCCATACCATTTGTGAAATTAGTAATTGGGTCAATGAATACAGCCTTAACCCCCATACCTACAGCGTGATATATATCACCTTTAAGTGTCTCCCAGTCTATGTTTTGGTATAGGTTAAGCATACATAAATTGTCTGCTATAATCCTACCACCTAAGTCATAAGCCCTCTCATCAAATTCAACTTTAGGGTCATGGAATATCTTACCCATGATTTTAGAATTGACAAGTTTGTAGGTTTTCTTATTGGCCTCCTCTGGCTTAGCCATTAAGATTTTCCAACCATGCTCTTTGATTAGGTGGGCACCAATTGCGTTAACAAATTCACTCTTACCAATCTTCTCAGCTCCAGCTAAGTATATGGTTTCACCAGTACGGATTCCACGAGTTAGGTCTGTCATTCCTTGCCAAGGCCATGACACTCCCCATTCAGCTTTCTCTTTAGCTTCCTCGTGAATATCACTTCCCCAAATAATCCTACTATTCTTTGGTTTGGTGGTGTTGAATTTTAACGCGTTGTATAATGTCTTACCACTTCCCTCTATAAGAGCTTGGTTAGCATCCTTACAATGCATAGGTACTACAGTAGCTTCAGGGAATACTTTCATACTCTCTTCAACTGCTAATTTCCCAGCATCGTCATCGTCATAACATAATACAACTTCTTTGAAGTGTTTCCTAATTTTAGAAGAGAGTCTAGACAAGTCCCTGTAAGCTCCTGAGGAGCCATGTGGGAGACTTACCACTGCATCCTTAAGGTCAGCATACCTTTCAGGTGTATATAGCTCTATTATGCGTTCTAGGGCTGCACAATCAAACTCACCTTCAGTGATTACCAATCTCTTAGCACCACTCTTAACAGCCCTATCCCAATTGAATAGGTCTACATCTTTTTGGTCACCTATAGACCAGAACTTCTTTCCATCAAATAACTTAATCTTATATGACAGTAGGTTTCCATCTGATTTGTAGGGGAAGTAGGCCATCACTGGTGTTACGCCATCAGCCTGACTAAAACCAATCTTAATGCCCATTCTATCTAGAACATCAGCTCTTAGCTTTCTATCTGGTAGGTCAACACTTTTAAAGTTATTTAATACATCATTTATTTCCTCTTCTATTTCTTCTTTAGTTTTTCCTAACCTATCTTTCTTAGGAATGTCCTCTACTGTGGCTCCATCTCCTAATGGGTGCTTAACAAAAGTATTACATGAAAAGCAATATCCATTGATACTTCCACTATCATCTTCAAAGATTTGAAGTCCTTTACGACTACCACATGAATGGGACATTCTAGCTATGCAAGTCCCCATAATTCCCCTTATTTAATTAGGTGATCTAGTTCCACTTTCTTAACTGGGATAGCGTTAAGCCAACCATCATCATGCTCGTCAATAAATTTATAATTACCATCTTCAATATTACTAATAATCTTTAATGTTTTGTCCTCATTATTATGGTCCCACACCCAACATAGTACTGGCAATTCCTCTTGCCATCCAACCTCTCTATCCCACTTCTTAAATAGTTCCCATGCATCTACACTCAAAGCCTTACTACCCAATCTAAATGGTGTAGGTAGTGATCCATCAATAAAGTATATTTCCTTATCTCTAAAGTAAAACTTCTCACCATTTAGTAGGCGTGCAGCAGCATCCCTCTTACTTTTAATTCCTGCATTAATTAGTTTTAACATTTAGTTTCTCCAATCTAGTTTTAAGTAATTCAATTTCAGCAATGATAGATTCTTTCTCAATCTCTTCTGGGGATTTGAGAGGCTTCAATCTGTATATAGTTCTTAAATCCCAACTTGGATCTTTAATGTCAATCCAACTACCACTACCAAATCTAGCCTGAATGGTTAAATCATCAACCCAAGCCTCAAATAACTCCAGCTTAGTATTTTTATCTAGCTCTCCAAATGGTTTGTCAATTTGTACCAGATCTTCTGACACTAAACGGAAGTAATGTTCACTGCAAAGACCAAATCCAAACTCAATTGCATTACCTTGGATAGATCTGACAGTGTAAACTTTACCATTACTAATACTTGAAAATGTACAAGCGTATAATGTATCTAGTGTTACCTTATCACCAACTTTAAACTTACTCATTTACATGTACTCCCAAATCCTACATTCAATTCATCCTCCACAAGTTTACAATAACCTTGAATGTCATGCCATGAGTCAGAGTAGGATGGGTCACCATTAAGAATACGCCCTACTTTATGAGCTACCATCTCCAATGACTCCTTCATACTATCTGTCAGTGATTCCCAATTAGGGCTATCTGCCATAGCACGTTTAATATTTTGTGTAATACGGGCATGTTCATTAAAATCTCCATACCGATTACCACGTTCAACCAATGTATTCTCTACTGTCATTATTTCTCCTATGGCCTAAACCAATTCAATATCCCATAAACACCACAATCTATACTATTAATCTTAACATTCATACCATGACTGCTAAGAAGGTTAATAATATCGTCATCAGTATAATAGAATGTATCTTTACCAGAAAGATTTGTGGCAATCTTACGCAATACTTCAATTGATACACTCTCTCCGTCTAGGTAATATAATTTCATTCTACATCCTTAAAATTTTCTAACAAAAATTATGTGTTTGACCACCCCATAATTACTTACAACAAATACTTATTGAACGCTTCAACATACTTATCAAGCGTACTTCCCATAAGTCCCGGTGCTGTATTAACTTCAAGTACATAGTATTTATTACTATATTCATTATAGATAATGTCAACAGCGCCAAATACAAGGTCTAGTGCATCAACAGCATCAACAGCAATCTTTTCTAGTTCAGGTGTTAGTTCTACACCATCTCTAGCAAAGATGAACCCACCAGCTAGATTTCTAATTTCCCAATTAACTTCATCATTAGGAACATCTAGCTTACGCTTCTTCTTCTGTACATCAATTACTTTCCCATCTAAAATGTGTACACGGTACTCATCTTTCTTAGGAATATATTTAACATACAATGGAGCGTCAGGAAGGTCACCATCTTTAATGATTTCAATTCCATCCCCACCCTTACCATTAAGTTTATGTCGTACCACAACCTTAAAATCTACTAATTCTTTATCAGTAGTATATGGTGGTACTGGTACACCAGCAGCACTCAATACCTCAAAAGCCACATACTTATTTGACGCATTCTTAATTGCCCAAGGTGCGTTAATAATATTGTTAGCTTTATATAACACCTTTGGGAGTTCACTACTTCCCCAGTTAATAATAACATCATTGAACTTAGGATTGTACCTACTACCTTTGTGCTTGATACGTTTAATACCTAATGCTTGTGCAAGAAGTTTTGCACCTACACTATACTTATTGTATGAATATAATTTTACCAATTTCTTAAGTCTCCAATAGGTGGTGCTGGTGGGGCAAACCTTACTTCATCCCAGTTTATTTTACCCATAGTACCATTCTTTAGTTTAAAACTATTGAGTTCGTTAGAGTATATTGCATTAATCAATCTTGAATAATTAATACCACTACGAAGCTGCTCATTCAATTTAAGTGAAGTTTTTATTGGTAGGAAATAGTTATCAATAATTTTATATGCAATATTTCCTAATGCCTCCACATCATTAGCAACACTTGTCAATCTATCAGGTGAACCTATTTCAACAGCCATGTCTCTCAGGTTAATCAAAGTTTTGGCCCATGCGTTGATACGGTTAAAGTTTCTATCTCCTTTCATAGCTCTAAATTCAACAGAGCCATACTTAACAAGGGATGATAGATTAACAGACGCATATCTAATATTAGTTGTACCAAGTGCTTTTAGGTCACCAATTTTAATACTTTCATTAATGTACTGCAGTAGGTGTTCAGCGTCCTTTAACCTAAGGCAGAATAGATTACCTTGTCTTCCCTCCCCACACAAGTCAACTAAAACCTCCTCCAATGCAATGTACAGGCTAACAAATGTCCACATCTGTGCTACTGTAAGGTCTTGTACATTTACATGGATATGGCACCCACAACGAATACTGTCATTAATGTGAGCGTTACTTCTACTGAAAGATTTCTCCAAGTACTTTAATGGAATGTACGAGCTTTTAATTGATATTGGGGATTTCAATACAAATTCCTTCCCAATATCATTCAGTGAACCATCATGCACTACATCCCAATACCTTGTTATTAGTGGGCAATTACGGTCAATGTTACTACCTTCCAACTCAATCTCAATACCAATATCACCTTTGGTATGGAGTCTAGTTGGCAACCTAACAGCATCCTTAACTAATTTACTGAACATTCTAAGTCTCCAGAAAGGAATTCAAAACCTTTATCTAAGATTGGTTGTGCATCTTTATTGGGGTTGTAACTACCAACCTTAATTCCTTTATAGAACAGTGAACCAAGTGTAATTGCCCAATCCCTACACCAACAAAAAGATTTTTTACCAACTTGTGAGTTAAATGATTTATAATCACCTTTGATGCATTTAACTATAGAATCATTTTCAACCCTAAAGTTAAGGTTATTAGATCTTATACCTTGCCTCCAATCCTCACGTTTAGGTACTCTAGCTAAATATCTAACTATACCATTAATCTCGACGTAACCTAATCTTATTGGTGACAGATTAAGTTTATCTAAATGGGTAGTAATTTTATTACCTGTGATTAGTGAGACTACTTCAGTATCTCCATCATCAAAATCTATATTAATTACTTCTACAGGTGATGAACGATACATAACAATAGTACCAACTAATCTTGATGCTGCGTATGCATAATCACTTTTATACATAATTAAGACCTGTTCTTCTTTTGATAGCACTTTTAGTATAATTACAATCATAACCATAATGCAGTACATTACTCGCACGATCTAGATTTATATAAAGTTCCTCTGATTGGTAGTAGAATTTACCATTAAGTAAATCTTTCACTGCCTTGATAGTATTTTCATATACTGCCTTGATTGATTCATCAGATCTAAGCCAAGTGTTAGACAATGTTCTGTACTCTACACCGTATGGTTTAGGCCTAAAACAACCAATCTTTCCATACAAACTACGTCTTACACGATCATCTTCTGTTTGATTAGACATGATACCAAGAGCAACATCAAGTTGTTGCACAATGTTAATACAATCTTGAATATGAGCTGGGTCTTCTATATCAGCATCTTTAGTCCAGCCTATATGGATATGGCCTGAGGCTGTACGGAAATTAGTTTCAGCAGATGGAGTAGGGAATTGATTACCACCATCATACGCGTTAAAATCTGGGTCACATCCAAGCATAAGTGCCTCTTCAGGGGAAGATTTAAATACCTCTTCGCTGAATCGTGCTACTGGCTCTGCTACTAACTTATGACCTTTTGGAATCATACTTTTTAGTGTTGCCATTACAGATTTGATATTGCTTACAAACTCATCACAATCTTTGGCAGGAGTAATATTAAACTCAAGAGCCATACCATCTACTTGCACAGCACCATTATCTACTGGCAATGGGTTATGTTTAGTACCTTCAATCATGCCATACCCTGACACAAGTTCTTTATTTTTATTAATAACAAAAAGTTCAGGGTCAGCACCAACAAGAATCTCAATACCATTAACAATCATTTTAAACCTCCAATTAAACTTTGCACAAAGTTACTTGACTGACAGTGTGGACATAGATATGAACCATCATCAAGGAATTCTAACTCCTCGTAGTCTTCAATACTACTTGTACCAGAACACCAAGCACACCCATTAGATAGGATTTCATTCATTTCACTTAATGTTTTAAGTTCATTATTAACCAAAAATATTTCACTATCTTCAACAGTTGATTCAAAAATCTTTTCAATTGATGATGGTGAAACTACCAGATGACTCTCATTTTGATAGCAGGCATATCTTGTTACAGTACCTTTAAACATATCTAAACTGTCTTTCATATCCTCGTACAGTTTAGACCCTACTTCTGTGTACACTCGTACCTCTACACTATCCTTACCATCACTATCCAATTCACATTCAATATAATTCTGTTTCCATTGTGTTGTTTTAATGTCGATTGGAAAAAAGTTTACAGACTTTCCCACCATTGCATGTAAACCGCCTTTAAATGGAACTAGGTTAGATTTAATTTCAGCAGTCTTAAGTTTAAGTTTCTTAATAATCGCACCAGTATACGGCTTTACTTGACTTGGGATAACTGATGGCACTTCAAAAGTATATAGATTCCCAACTGCAACATCAAAACATTCACCAATCTTAACACCAATCTTATCGGCAGCTACTTTAAGCATCCACATCTCTGATGCCCATAGGACAGTACACTTATCCTCAGTGTAGGCATAGTACAATGGACGCTCATTGTTGCGTGTTAAGTTTAGTGTTCTTGTTTTAGAGTCATACCAAGTAAGTGCGAAGGCACCTTTCAATTTTTCAATTGTAGTTTCAACACCTTCAACATCAATGTTATGAAAAATATTTTCACTATCCACTTCAAATTCAGTGTGGCCTACTAAGTTAGATGTGATAGTTAGTGTGCCATTATGTGCCCCATAGATACTACCACAATGGAATGGGTGTGCGTTGATATTATTAACTTCACCTTTAGTAGCCCATCTATTATGGCCAAGTAATACCGCATTACATCTACTAAACAACCTATCGTAGGCTTTATATTGCTCAAGTTCAAATGGGCTACCAACCTTCTTTAAGATAGACGCGTTATCCTCTCTTGTTACACTTAAGATGCCTGTACTGTGTGGCCCTCTTACAGTATCAAGTTGTAACATTAACTTAAACATCTTCTCAATTTGGTAATCAATCTTACCTACAGCTCCAACTAATCCACACATAATTACCCCAGTTTAAAAAGTTTCTTAATTGTGTTGAAGTACCATTCTTGGCATTCATGTTCTTTTTCAACCATCTCAGGGTGTGGTTGAAAGCACAGGCAATTAGACGCTCGGTAGAAACATGCCTCAATATCCATCTCATTCTCTGATTGGTAGTCACCATTATCAATGAATGTCTCTGTAACAGTATCATAAATAATTTTATGCCTAGCCAGCTCAGCAACTAGAAGTACCTCCATCTTACCATTACCAGAAATCATCTGGTGGTGTGTGGAAGTAACTTGGATTGACTTAGGGTATGACTCAGATATATCATAAGTCTTATGTGTGCCATAGATAGCGTGATTATCCACATCTTGGAACATCTCACCACCATTCATAACATGGAGGAACTGTCCACCACGACAGATACCAGCCATTGGTACACCATTAGCAATACACTGTAGGAAGATAGCTTCTTCCTCAACATCACGCTTACTGTTAGAATGTGTAGTGTGGTGTTTCTTATGTCCATACCAGATAGGATCTACATCAGAGCCTCCAGTAAATTGAACCAAGTCTGCGTCACCAATATCTTCAACGACATTCCACCCACGTTCAATGAACATTTGTTCATAGCTATGTGAACTATTAACAATAAATACGTTTGCCATGCTTACTCCCCATACACCCATTTAATAATATTTGATTGGTTTTTAACAATAAAGTCTACCAAAATTACTGTATCCATTGTAGCTCCATTATCTTTAACAACCACTACTTTAAATAAGTTGCCAGTAGTTTTAGCTCCAACCTCTTTTGCCAACTGGTGTAAGTATTCTGTAAAACTTACCCCATACACATCCCTGTTGTCTGCATTAAATGCACTATCCACATTCTCATACGTACCGCATTTGTTAAATGTACGGCTAATATTTAGATTATACTTACCTTGTAGAAATAAGGCTACATCTTCTTTTAAGAAGTTTGTTGAAGCCATAGTGTGACTTAGGTTATGTCCAACACGCCATGATAGGCCATTACCGGGACAAGAAAATGCAACCAATAATGCTAGATTCTCATTAACACCAGCTTTACTAAGTGCATGGAATAGTCTTACAACATGTTTATTTTCCCATGCTTGTCTTAGGACACGCATTGCACCGAAAGACATTGATGTTGGTACATCTGTCCTCACTAATACACATTTATTTTTCAGGCCATACTCCTTCTCAAAGAATACAAATGACCAAGGACTACGGTACAAGATGTAATCAATGAAGTAGTTACATAAATCTACATCACGGTCATAACCATCCAGCATATAGGTTAGCCCATGTATAATGCACCTTGCTTTATTAGGTGTTTTAGTCCGTATACCAGCATTACATGCAGTGTTTTCAACAAGTAGGCAGCCATCAGTGTGCACAATAACTGCTGCTGTTGTTGGGTATTTTCCATAATCTAAAAATCCATACTCGCCCTCAAATTCCTTTAAGAATTTTGATACACCTTTCTCAATATATGCAGTTAATTTCATTACCTTACCTTAATCTGGTCAATATCCCATCTAGACGCGTCAGTGTAAAAAATATTTCCACTGAATTTCTTTAGAATATCATTAACTTTAGACTCAAACCTATTACTTATAGTAAATACTACTGCTGAGCCAGCCCTAAAGCACTTAACTCTGTGTTGACTTAGTAGTAGTACAACATCTAATGCCACTAAGTTATTAGCACATTCACATTTTTTAACATTCATTTCTCACCCATGTTTTAAAAATGGATAAAATTTTCTAATAAAAATTACCAATTTGACCAT